TTGGCACTCTCGGATGAGATTAAAGAAGACAGGCCAGAGGTGTCGCTCGTCGTCTTTTCCTTTTCCTTTTCCAGCGACTGAGAAAGATTGGCATGGAGGGCTTCCGGTCCAAACAGGTCTATCTGCGTCCCACTGGGCAATTTCAAGTGCTCTTGACCATCCTCCGATTCCTGCAAAGAAATGACACTGGGTGTACCCTGAGAGATCTGAGGACTTAACGTCTGCAATACTCCGGTCATCAACATCCCCAGGTGGTATTAATCCATCAACAATTAACTGCTTCAGCCACTTGGAAGCAAACGGCTCAAATTCGTTGTAATAGTTCAAACGACTTCCAAAGCACGTTGGAGGTAGAGCTCCATAGAATGGTCGGACACCGCGTCCTTTATCGAGAAATCAGATTCAACAAACTCAGGCTTCGGGTTTAGGTAGTTATTATTATCATTGGCTAAATAGAGAAAATCTTGGTCCTGACAGCCGACCGTGTACAGAAAACGTGGGAGTCTTGTCACGATGTCTGAGCCACTACACACACTCAACACAGAGCCTTTAGGGAACCTTGAGCGCTTCTTCTTCAAATAGACTCTAGGCTTACCAAAGCACACTAACGTGGCAGAGATACCCATCTGCTGGGCCATTAACATACTTAAACTGGCTTGCGCTGCTCCTAAACTATGCCCGGTGATAATTAAGGGCTTACCACTGTCCTTCACTCTCTCGAAAATTTTTCGCAATTTTTTTTGGACAGACTTATGTTGAAGAGCAAAGCCACCGTGTACCCATGTCCTTAAATACCTCACCGGGAAGGCTAGTAAATCAATTAGAATGTCACGCCTCTCCATAGTCCCCTTATGAACCAGGTAAACCTTATCCGCGTCGATCACAAAGAACTCAGCACTGGTAAATTTATTTTCAAATTTTTGAGCGAGTCTTCCTGGCATATCGGAATAAGCCTCGAGAGAGAGTTCAGCGCAGCGGCGAAGTTCTGGATGCATGGGAGTTACTCTGTTGGGGTATATATGTGTACGCCCCGCTATATAATTCTAGGGGGGTCTTGATAATGATTCTCATTCACTATTTCCGGTAATGATAATTACCGGAATTAAGGGATTCGTTGTAAATCAATAACTTAGTAATCGAGTGCTCAATAATTAACCAGTTTTTCGCTGGTTTGGGATAGAAAACACTAGATATAGTATTTAGATTTTGCTATTCGCGCGCGCTCGAGGCCAACACACGACGCAATTACTCTGTTTTGCTGTTCCCCAACAATGCAAGCAATCAATGCACTACCCCGCTTCTAGCATACAAAGTGAAGCGCTGTTCACAGTTCATACATTCGAGCTCTGCTTCTAGGCTATCTTTATATTCCTCTACTACTCTATGGATATAATGCTCTCTCTCGCCGCAACTCGGGCATTGTGCAGCGTTAATGATAAAAGCAGATTCGCCTTGGTAAACTGGCGTTAGTATTTCAACAACTATCTTTTTACTCACAAAAGCTTTTATTACAATCACTACACCCGGTTATAAGCTTCTCAGTATCTTGTAACAGTAAATCTTTACCGCAGCGGCAATACCCATCAATTGGGAACGCGACCCAACCACCTGACATTTCATACTGTTTAGCAATTATTTCGTCTCTTTCTGTATTTATCATATACTATTTGTATACTTCCTATGTTTTATGTATATAATATGTATACATCAATTAAAAAGAGGACGTAATAATGGCTAAACAACACACAGTTTCAATCTTTATCAAGGGTGATACTTGGATGGCGCACCACAGCGACCCAGCAATAAGAGAGATATTTGATACCAATATCCTCCCAACGGCCTACACAAGCCAAATGGGCGCGAAGCAAGTAATCGCAAGCCTTAAAGAAAAAAACCCTGGTCTTAAATATCGCTTCGATCCAACCAAAGCGTTTGGCGCTGTTACATGGGAGGCCAAATAACATGGATATTCAATGCTCTATATGCGGCGAACCCTGGGATAACGATTGCTTACATGATTCTAACGATTATGGAGCACCCGCTGGGCTCTCTTATAAACAAGCGTCCAAATTGTTCCAGCAATATGGGTGCGGCCTTTTTAGCGAAACACCCACCGAATGCACTAATAAGCCTTGTGTTGATCTGGATCAACTAACAGAAATCCAGGTTAAGCAAATACTTTCCGATTATGCCGACGACTGGGGTCTTTAAAATGAAACTATTAGATACGAACGGATCGAATACCAAGCTTAAAAAAAACAATAAGCCTATCGACATTCGCGTTGCTGGGCTTTCCCTCTATCCGAATGACCTTGTTTGTCCTATGAGAAACAAAGCAAAATGTAAAAAGCCTTGCTTGCGCGCCTCTGGGCGCGGTGCATTCGATAGCGTAGAGAACGCCAGGAAAGGGAAACTTAATTATTATATGAAAGACCGGGCCGGATTTATTAAGCAATTAACAAAAGAGCTTATAAACTTTGAAAAGCTTTGCAATAAAAACGGCGTTGTTCCCTATGTTCGATTGAATGTTATCTCAGACATACAATGGGAACTCAAAACCAACGGCGAAATCCCTCAGTTATTCCCTAATATTAATTTCTACGATTACACAAAAATTGCGAAACGATTAACGAAAACACCCAGTAACTATAAGTTAATGTTTTCGTATAGCCGGGCGCCCGATTATCAAGACCAGGTACGCCTTGCACAGAAAACCAATGTTCCCATCTCAGTTGTTTTCTATGGTCCGATGCCTAGTGTATTCCTGGGTAAAAAGGTCATAAACGGCGACGATTCGGACATTGAAAACTTAAAGCACAAAAACTGCATTATTGGCCTTAAATACAAGATTGCAAAGGGCCAGGGCGTAGATCCTTTAGACGCTCCGTTTATCGTTAATACTAATTGTATCTCTCTTAAAATGGTGGCGTAAATGATGAATCAAACCAGCACAAAAGATCTTATTATCCTTGCGCATAAATCAACGTGTATGCACAAAGGCGGCGATTTTTGGCGTAATAATGCTCTAACAATGACAAAATCGGCTTTAAGGTATTTCTCAATAGGTGATGAAATAAACGCCCGAGAGATGGCCTACAAAGCGTTAGCCGAACTATGTGTCGAAGACTGTTTAATAGTAACTAGTTAACTTATACAATCAATACACTTTCGGGAGTGTTTAAAATGGATACACAAGAAATAAATTCTTTATTAAAAAGTAGCGTTCTAGATTTAATCGAACTTCACCAAGATAAACCAGTACATATGATAATTTATGCGTTAATTTCTGTCGGCGCCACGTTAGCGAGAGATTCAGCACCCACCGAGGAAAGTGCGGAAAAATTAATTAAACTTGCGTTAACGGAGGATAAAGCATGATTAACGAAACAACGCTCCAAAAACTGCATGACCTAACAAAATCTGAACTCTACGACGCTGAATATGGTGATTTCGTTTATGAAACCGTAGAGACGCGCGATACTTTGGACGATTTCAAATCAAATTGCGGTAAATGGGCCGAATGTAATAAACCATTTAAAGGTTCCCTCGGTGAATTCCCATATATTGGCTGGTCTAACGTCCAAGCGCGAAAAGGCGATATGAGAAATCCAATTACTATCCTCGATCTCGGTGATTGCAGAATAAGTTTTAGAGAGGATATAAGAGATCTATTATAAATAATCAATATTTACCGAGAGGCAAGTTATGAAAATTACACAAGCATTTGTACGCGACGTCAAAAAACATTTAAAAAAAGATTGGCATGATCAAAAATGGTGGGATTTTGACCAATTACCAGAAACGCAAGCGGTCGTTTACGCTTTAAACGAAACGGAACCACAAGATCCACTTGACTCTGTGGTGAGAAAAGCAGAAAAATACTTTGATCATATAATTTAAACGTTAATGTAAAAACATACAGTGAAGGCCCTTTTTAGGGCCTTTTTTATTGCTTACTATTCCCGTTTTGACTACCGTACAGATAGCCGCTAATCCCACTAATCACGGCCATTAAGTTACCGACGATCAAATTTGATAATGCAAGGTCTGCTTGTTGCGGCGGCGATACGGTGATTAAAAATATATACAAGAAAAACAATAGTAAAAATACGCTTGCGAACACTTGCGGGAATATTTGGCCCTTATGAGTCTCTCTCGCGTGTTGTGTATCCTCTGTTTGCAGTTTGAAAGCATCGATATCAAGCTCGCGCATTCTCACGCTAAACGCCTGGTCCTCCACAGAGAGCGCTGCTTTCTGGTCCGGTGTAGCAGTTTCCAGAGCTCTCTCGACCGCTGTTTCCTCTGCCGGGACACCTAGCTTACTTGCGACCGCTTTTATCGCTATGGATCCAAGTGGGCCTCCTATCGCGCCTCCTAACGTTGGGGCAAATGCTGAGAGTAAACTTTTAAGTTTCACCTAATTTTCCGGTTTCATTTTGTCGCGGTCGATTTTGTCGCGGCTTTTGTCGCGGTTGCTTTCCAACCACTCGCCCGGTCGCTATAAATTCTTGTATACGTGCCTCCAAATCCCGCACCTTTTGCTTTTTTGCATTTGTCGGGGTCGGTTTTGTCGGGGTCGATTTGGCATTCCATTTTGTCGGGGTCGATTTCAAAATCCGATTTGTCGGGGTGTCCATCAGATCAAGCCTTGGGCCTGTAGCAGTTCGTAATTCTTTTCATGGGCCGCAGCGACCTCTGCTTTGTTACCGCCGTCGTATCGCACTGCAAGCCCTCTCAAGATCAGATCCTCTCCAACGTCTACACCATCAGCGTTTGTGACAATCGCAAGACCCCTGCCAAATTTGTCGAGTTTTTTACTGTCGATCACAATCTTTGAGCCCACCGGGGTGAGTTTTTCAACGTGCGCTTTCGCTAACTTTGCAGCCGCCTTACTGATGTCTGTACCACCACGCATTTCCGGTGTGTCTACATGATGCAACCGTATGCTCGTTTTGTGATACATGGACCAACCTAAAGATAACGTAACCTCGATAGAGTCACCGTCAATGATTCGATCTACGGTAGCAGCAACTTCATATTTCATTGTTGAGGATGATCTCTGCGATTTCTTTCGCTCTGTTTGGGACTTGTTCCGCATAAAGAGAGTTTGGATATATGTTAGCAGCCGCCGACGTCCAATTTTGAGCAGCCATCGCTGAATGATGATTGATAAATTTAGCATGGCGGGTCGCACCCAAGTTATAAGCTAAAGACAATACAGCGGCAGCACGTTCCGGCGACAGGTCATCGAAATAGTCGTACCGAGCGCGAACCTCGTTCTCAACTCGCTCAATATCGTTATCTAACAGCATTTCGCATTCTTGCTCTGTCAGCCCGAGAGAGGTTAAGTTCCTTCCATAGCCGATGCTTTGATCACCATTGTCGTCATACGGATGCAGCCGCAAACCTTCCTGGCGTTTAAGGAGTTCTCTTATCATGGGATTCTCAAATTAGATTGTGAGCCGCGCCGTCGGGATGTTGCGAAAGCAACCGACACAGACCCACAGTAGTAAAATCGTACTAAGTTTCACTACGAATATACAGTGTATTTTTGTCTTTTTTGCAATAATTTAAGGGTTTTTTCCAAGTCTTTGTAGGCTGCCGATAAGTTGTTTTCGAACTGTCTAAAATTTTGTCCAACTAACCTGGCGCGGTCCTTATTTGTATAAGTCTTCCCGGCATCATTCAGACCTTGATATAACCGCTTACCTAAAATCGATAACGCGCGCTTTTCCTCTAACTCTGCGAGTGCCAAATCAATGTCAGCAAATTTTGCGTGCGTCTTTTCTTGTTTATCAACATACTTTTCTAAACCACTTACAATCTGCGAGGTTTGAAAGCTACCCCGGTACTCTATAAACCGAGATAAGGTAGACGATGACGGCCAACCGACTTCAGTGCGGCGAATCGTATCAAGCCAAATATCTACAAGATCATCGATTTTTTCTTTATCCATTAGTAAGCATCTTCGTTCGGAACCATAATTGCATTCAGGTTTTCTTCGCGTTCCTTGACCCTGTCTTTTAATTCAATAAGCAAATCCCTAATCTCTGGCATAGAATATTTTTTTGGTTGTAGCGCGTCGTGCAACAATGTTTTGTGGAAATCCTCTCCATACATATCAATCATAAAGGCTCGATAATTCTCCCTAACGTGCGTTGAGTGAGCCATACTGAAATTACAGTAGGGACATTGCGGGTGTATATTCTCTTCCAGCAGCTTAGTTGCTGTCTTACCTCGCTCAATATAGTGACCGCCCTGCATTTCTTGCCATCTTTTTTTTGTTCCGCAACTCACACATTGACAATAGCCATTATGATCAGCAGCTTTCAACCGAACTAATTTCTGCATAAGGACCGCGCAGTCGTTAATCAGTTTCGCTTTCGACTTCGGCTTGCGCTTCGATTTTTTCAATGGCGTTTTCAATGCGATCGACCCACTCTGCTAACTGATCTTGGAATTCGTAAAGCTCGTCATCACTGATTTCTATTATTATTTTCACGCAGTTAACGCTTCTTTACTGCGCTTTATAAAATCGGTCCAATTAACCTTATCTGCGTACTGGTCGTAAATTTTTGTAATATATTCGTTTGCCTGGGAGACAGAGAAAAGACTGCTTACATCGATAATGCTCATTAACTCTAACTTTCGGTCAAATGGTAGACCGCCCTGTCCTAACCCAAAGTTCTTGTCGTATATCTCACGGAATTTCTCGCTGGACTCTCGAAGAATTGGAACCCCAATAGTAAGTTTGCATTCAGACTTAGCGTGCTCCATATCTTTTCCATATAACTGCTTTGCAATTTCCCGGTACATAGCGTGCTGGAGCATATTCTGTCCGTTCGAGCGATTGCGACCATCAAAAATTTGTACAACGAGATCGTGGTGCTCGGAAAATTTCTCATCAATTGCCTTATGCAGATAGCTAATCTGCGTGTCGTTACGGACTCGGTAGTGTTGCCCTTCCATCACCCAAACTCAGCGTTAAAAAACATTTTTTCTTTATTTGAAGTGGAGCAGAACTGGCGGGATTTGTGTTGCCAGAGACCAACCGTATTTTCCCAAGGGATATGTCTATTCTTTGCGATGATTATCCGTGTATCTGGACGTTGGAGATATTCCTCATCATCTAGCCCGAGCTCCGTCCCTAGTTCTTTCATGTCCTCAAGGCGCTGCTTCTTTTTGTCGGACCAAACGATCGCTAATATGCTTGAGAGTTGTGAGATTGAACCAGAACCCAATGCATCGAACCGGGTGGGTATATACTCATCACCGCCCTTGTCAGGCTTCCTGGCGTGATGCACGATAGCTATGTGAATGTTGTACCCTTTTGCGAGTTGCACCATCATCGCGTAAAACTCGCGTTCTCGTTCTGTATCACCGCAAACATTTTCGATCATTTGCAAACAGTCGATCACGATAAACTTCGCACCGTAGTCCCGAGTCATTTTTAAAATGAGGGCGTATACCTCTAGCACTTTACAAGTGCCCACATGATCGTAAACGAGTATGCGGTTCTCTGAGTAATCAATGTATTTTTCTTTGAGTTCCTGTGTCGGGTCCACAGCACCAGTTGATTGCTTACATAAAAGTTCACCGACAGACCGGACATCCATTTCTAATGAACAAATGCCGACCACATGGTCTCTCGCCGCAAAGGCAGCGATCTGATTAAGTACGCTGGATTTTTTGTGACCGTCAATTCCAATAAATGTGCTCACACAGCCGAACTGAAGGACTACTCGACCGTGCAGTTTTTCCCAAGGCATATCGATGCCTTGAAGCGCGACCGACTCACTAGAGTCAGCAAGAATTTTTTCTTTGTGGCGATTGAGCCACTGGACACGATGCTGAGTTTTTTCTTTGAGAATCGAATCCAAAGTGTCTTTGTTAAAATCCGAAACTGAAATTCTATCGACGATCAAATCATTATCTCCCTTAACGTTGGGGAAGCAACTTGCATTTCAGCCCAGGTTTCCCACAACCGCTGTTTGAGAATCCGACAAACGTGCGGGAAGTTTGGATCCCACTCGCCAGCCTTTCGAACCGCACACTTTCTAAGGTATTCGGCCTGAGAGATTTTTAACACTTGCTCGACATCGGAATCTGTAAACCTCAACTTTTTCCACTCCTTGAACGCTTCGCTCTTAGATCCCTTCGCTCCCAACGTTGGGGTGAAAATCATCCAAAAATAATTAAATTCATCAGAGTAATTCGCCGTGATGCCGTTTTCGGCATTACGATCCGACAATGTTTTTATCTTAGGTTTTAAATTATCGTTAGATATATTATCGTTAGATATATTATCTGTTGTTCTTATCAATTTCCGTGCCAACTCCACCGCTTCATCTTTTTCGATAACGCGGCGTGCTGTTTTCGGCATAGCGGTTTCACATGAAACCGAATAAGTAACACCTGCAAAACTTCCGTCGTCAGAATGCTTCTTATGCTCAACAATAAAGTTGTGCTGAAGCAATAGTTTTCTCGCACGATAGAACCGAGCCTTGCCGATCAAAAATTGTGCCATGATACCTTTCGCGTTCGCAGCTTGACCGTCTGGTAGCGTGCCGAGGAAAGAGTAAATAGCGGTTGCTACTGGATCTTTGAGAGCTATTGTTTTTTTTAAACCCTCAACGTCCATTTAAAAATCCATTTTTTTGCAATCTATCTTTTACGTTGAAGGCCCAAAGCAAATCGCTGTCGGACCACGTTTCACCTCTTTTTAGCGCAGCCTTAATAATCTTTGCGTTCATCAAATCATCGCTTGGATCATAGGGAGGCCGCACATAGGTTTGGGTATTGGGGAAAAGATCTTTCATTGAGAGACCGTAGTATGAGAGCAGTTCTTTCTTATCGCAGCCAACCTTGCACTCAATCACTGTCCCGGTGTGACCATCTCTGTAATAAAGAGTCTGACTCGTACTGGTGCATAAAGGACAGCGAGAAACATACTGACCATCACGAATCTCCCTGCCATCAAGAAAATCATTCAAATGGGCAGCGTCGATCATATGAACTTGGTGCTCCACTCTGAATTTTTCATCGCACCTCGCGGATGGATTTTTCTTGTGATGATAATTTTCTGAGACTTTGGATAACCGATCATTTGACCATCCGCATGGATATTGACAACCTCGATTTCTTTTGTCTCTACTAACTCTTCGTTGTTAAGCACACCGATGTCTCGCTTACCCGCTATTAATTTTTGAATCGTGACTAAAGCGAAATCGAAATGCTTTGCTGCATCGGTTTTCTTTAACCGTTTAGCCTCTATCCACTCACCAAGGGGAATGGGTCTTCGAAAAGTTGTCGGGTACATAAGTTCCTCACATATACAGTAGATAAACTAACTGTACTTTTTATATAGTTTTCATGCAAGAAAAAATCAGTGTAGATCGTTAATTAATTTGAACAGTTCGTCTGCCTTAGTCGATAAATCTGTATCACGCTGTTTTCTTAAATCGCGATATTCAAAAATTTGTTTCTTTATTTTAGCAACCTTCGTCGTCCGTGACATATCCCGACCTAGCATTTCATCGACGCTTACGCCTAAAAAATCGCATATTTCAATGGCGTGGAATAAATTTATTTTTAAGGATTTTTGTTGATTACAAAGAATTTGTTTAACCTGGCGTGCAGATAATTTGGTTGCTTTGGTGATATCAATAGCCTTATACGATTGTCGTTTTAGCTCGGCTGAAAGATTTTTTCTTATTATGCTATTCGTATCCATGCATTGAACCATACAATCTGTATGGTTATATTGTCAAATAAAATGATGAGAAAAATTGTCGCAGTTAGAAATACCGGATAGCAACGATGTACCCTATGACTTTCCAGCCTCGTCTTTTTGGCTTACCCATATTTTTAATTAATCGCATCTTATTGTCTTTTTTCAAAATCCAAGACGGTGCGAGGGTTGCAGGCCATGTGGTCGATTGAGGTATAGGCTCGTTTGGGTGGTTACAGGTTATGAAACAATTTTGGGAGACAAAATTATTTTCTTTAAATTCGCTAGCTACTACATCATCCCCTGCTTCAAATTTTAATGGCTCATCGACATAAATGCTAAATCGACGGAGATTTGGCACTGGGAAATCTCGATATTTTGAAAGGGGTGTCGCGCCACTCACCACATGATCGACCTTGATACGGAGCACTTGCGGCATAACGCAATCTGGTTTGATTTCTCTTGGGTCAACGTTAAAAAAATTAGCGGCAACAATGGCGTCTTCGACAGAGATTTTTCGAGCTCCGGTCAAGAACAGGCCAAGTTTAGAAGTTGACCAACCAATTTTTTTGGACGTAGCTGTAATCGACTGACCAGTTTTTCTTTTATAATCCTCGAAAACTTTTTTTAATCGTTTGTCGGTCATACCTAAGTTTACCACTTTTGTTATTTTTTGTTAAAAATATTTATTTTATTTGCGTTTTTTGACACGTTTTGCATTTACAACATTAAAGATTTTTGAGATTGTTTCTAACCCGCCATACATTTTGTATGTTATTAAATACTGCTTGTATACATTTGGTGGAAGCGATACTATCCTTGAATTGCTAATTCGGGATAGTGTAATGCGAAAAGAAGAAAGCGCAAAGCTAAAACAGATATATAACGAAAAAGCTCGCGGAATGGGGCTGACATACGAGAAGATTGCTCAACTGATGGGGTTCAAATCAGGAGCTTATTCATCGGTCAGCCATATGCTTAACGGCATAAACGACATTAATCTTTTACATGGCGTTCAGTTCTGCGAAATTTTACAAATCGAATTAAGAGATTTTAGCCCAAGATTAGAATCTGAGGCGAATCGGATAGCCAGCCAGGTACGAACGCCAGCCCCCGCCCAAGGTGCTGCTGATGTGAACTGGCTCGTGGGAGAAACAGAATTGGCAATAAGTAATCACATTAAGAGAAGAACGAAATCTGAGCACCAGGTCTATTGGCCCGGTAAGCACAGCGAACAGACGTACTGCATTGAAGTGTTGAGCGAGGCGAATGCACCCTTATTACCGAGCGGCGCTATTTGCTACGTTGATTTCGAAGCAGATTTAAAAGCCGGGAAGATGATTTGTGTGAACGGCAAAAACAAAATTACTTTTGCAAAATATTTAGGGGACAATCTTGCGACTTTGCTTAACGATAATTTTCCAAACCGGACAATAGAAATCAACGAAGAAGACAGTGTAGGTCTGGTCATTGGACATCAAGTAAGCAGTTAGCTTTTTTTTGTTAAGGATGTGTATAAAAAGTACCAAAACAATGAGGTAAATATAGATGGGAAATAAAAATCAAATGCTACACATTGCACTCCAAAATGTCGCAGAAGCTATTGGTCCGATAGAGGTTGATTCGAAAGTTGATACGACAGGCCGTGGTTGGAAGTTTGCGTCGCTCAAAGCACTTGTAGGAGCTATCAAGCATTGTTTAAAAGAACAAGGGCTGATCGTTAGCAACAATTCTTCAACCCGAGTAATTGAAGATCAATTTGTCCTCGACGTGCAAACGACTATAACCCATGTGGATTCTTCGTCTTCTATTACAACTTGCGGATCAAGCGTCTTAGATAGACCGAGTTTTGACCAAGAGTACGGTAAAAAAATAACCTACTGGCGACGGTACAATCTTCAATTACTTCTCAATCTAACCTTTGAGAAAGATCCCGACGACGTAGATGGTCAAGAAGAATCTAACACCGTCAAAGAATTTGTCGCTCCAGAGCCACAAGGAGAGTCAGAAATTATGATTGCCAGCGCAATCTACGACCTAATGAAAACCAAAAACAAAGTAGAGCTTGCAAAAAAATACAAAGAAATAACTCAGGGTAATGATTTCAAGGAACTGGACAAAGAATACAAGAAACGTTTTTCGGCTGGGCATGACATTATAAAAGAGGCAAGGAGTCAGGCTGTTGAAGCAGGGAAGTAGGGAATGGTACGAGGCGCGGATGGGGAAATTAACCGCTAGTGTTATTGGACACATCATGCCAGGTAAACGCGGCGGTTATTTAGCGGCACGAGAAAACCTACTTATTGAACTTCAGAATCAAAAAATGAACATAAGGCGAGAAAGAAGCACTCAATCCTTTCGTTCGAGTGCAACGGATTGGGGAACATTATATGAACCAGATGCGCGGAGAGCTTACGAGTTAGCTACAGGAGATTCAATAGAAGAGATGGGACTTGTTGACCACCCAACGTTGGAAGGATTAGCAGCAAGCCCTGATGGCAAACTGATTTTGGAAAATAAACTCATTGAAATTAAATGCCCATACTCAGATAAGCACGATGCCCTCATTCAGTTAAACCTTGAGGGTGTACCGAAAACAGATACGCGGTGGATCGATCAAATCAATTCAGACTACCAATGGCAGATGCTATGCCAAGCAGCTTGTACCGGAGCGACTGAAGTTGACTTTGTACAGTACGATCCTCGAGTCGAAGAAGCACAGCAACTAATGATCATACCTTTTCCAATAGATCCAGAACGCATGGCGATGATGATGGAAGAGGCCGAAAAATTTATTAATGAACTCAATGAACGAGTTAACAAAAGGAGAAGCATGAATGAATAATAAGAAATTTGATGACGTTGGGACGTTTACTCTGAACCCACAGAGAGAGAAGAAAGAGGATTGGCACGCTGATTGGTCTGGCTCGATCAATATTGAGGGTAAGTGGTATTTTCTAAACGCTTATAACCGTAAAGGTGAAAACGGAGGGTTCCTCTCTGGCAAAATCGGAAAAGAGAAAAAGTCTGAAGGGTCTAACGCAAGCGTGGCAGAGAAGCCAACAACGGCTGACCTTGATAAGTTTTTCAATGACGATGTGCCGTATTAGGAGAATAAAATGAATTTAGAATTTATTCATAGAAGAAAGTTCTCAGCCGATTTAGGTATTACAGACGGCGTTTTTGATGGATGGAAAAAACGGCATTGGGACGAAGGGAAACATTACATTATAGTAGGCAGGCAAATTTTGGTGAACTTGCGGGAGGTCAACCAATGGCTAGACAAAGAATCGTTAGAAAACTTGCAACCGGAGTGTGGCAATTTGGAGAACAAATTCTTATCAGATGGGGGAAAGACAAACAAGAATTGCTCGACAAATCGTACTCGCCATACAATGCAAGGCATATTGAAGCAGCGAAAAAGCTAAGAGCAATCCGCGCAGAAGAAAATAAAATAGGGAAACTAGGAAACGACTATTACCTACTTCCATTTGAATCTGCTGTTGATCGATACCTTAATTTAATCTGTAATAAAAAAACCTATACAGAGATTAAAAGCGATCTCGAAATTTACTGGATACCGAAACTTAAAGGTAGGGTATTAGGTGCGATACATCAGACTGAGATTGACGATATCAAATCTAGCTGGCGTAAAAAAGATGGTAGCCAATATTCTTCCTCTGAAATAAAAAATCGGTTAATACCGTGTAGACAGGTTTTCAAAAAACATCAAATCTGGCCCAACCCTGTAGATGGTATAGAGGTGCAGGCTACGCAGAAGCTACCTGTCGATAAATATGAAGAACCAGAAAGACAAAAGCTAATCTCTGCAGCAAATCGTTTTGACTACACAAGGCGTGGTGATTTTAACTTAATCTTAATTTTGGGGTTTGGGTGCGGTTTAAGGACGGGAGAAATCTTGGCTGTTACAAAAGATTGTTTTAGTGACGGTTTTGAAGATGTTCATATTTACCAATCAGTCAAACAAAGCGGTATTGACACAACTAAAACTTGCCAGCACCGATGGGTTTATATACCAGTTTGGGCGAGAGAATCTATCAGGAAATATGTATCTAGCCTGGATGAATATGATTTTCTTTTCGTTAATTTAGAGGGGAATATTATTAGGGACAGAAAACCTCTTTATAAGAGATTTAAAGCTATTCACCAAGAAATGAAAATCCCTCTCCAAAGAAGAGGCTATGCTGCAAGAGATATATACACCTGTCGGCATACCAGAGCGTCCGAATTAATAAGTCAACCTAACACTGCTGATGCTGAGTGTGCCAAGGAACTAGGTCATGGGGTAGGTGTGTTTCAGAGGATATACGGACATTTCATAAATTCTTTCTCAGGAAAGAAGGATCGATCCCATTTAGACGGTGTTCCAGTGCAAAATCATGGCCTACATCTGGTCGAATGAGGTAAGAAACCGTTACAAAACCGTTACCAACGGCCTTCATAAAAACCTAAATCATTGATTTTATAACAAGAAAAGTGGCGTCCCCTAGGGGTTTCGAACCCCTGTGATGACCTTTTCTGTCCGTCTGTGTCCTTTATAACTAATTGATATTATTAAAGTTGCTAAGTCGGTGATGGGTGTAGATGGACAGAGATGGACAACAAAACCGTTACCAAAAACCGTTACCTCCATTGCCAAAATTACCGCCCTAATAAATTTCGCTTTATCTATACGTTGGGAGGGTTATCGAGTATTAGCCCCGAACAATCCTGTTGTTACTGGTGCTCGTAAAACTTGCGGTATATTGAATCCTGATCCCGCTGCTCTGACAAGGTCTGGACGATTTCGCATTCTATTTATTTTTGCCATCGTACCTGGTCTGTATAAACCTCTACTAGCCATAAGAGCGCCTGGTACACCAATGGCTCCGGGCAATCCGAACCCAGCACCTCCAAGAGCGGCAGAGCCACCACCCACAAGTTGCATCAAGGCTTGTCTGTCTGCTGTACCCGAATTTGGCATCTTGCTTGGTAAGACGCTTTGTCCCGATCTGCCAAAATCTTGTAAAGGCATATTACCTTTGGCAAAACTTAATTTGTCTGGTGATTTGTCAGATTTTTTTATACCAGAGAGAAGCTGGCTTGGCATGAAAACGCCTTCATTAGTTGCGGCTGAAGCGGTTGCGTTTCTGACCCCTCGCATATTCCTATGTGCCAAGTTAGCAGATTTCAATAACTCTCCAAATTTGCCAGATGTTCGCGCAGCCATTTCGTTCATTGCGGCAGAGGTATCAATAAGAGCTTGTCCTAGTTCCTCGTCTGTTTTTAAAATTTTAAACCCACGATCTCGCAACGTTTTCTGCACATCACCCCAAGCACGACCCGGTATGCCGCTTGCTTTGTTAAGATTAAATTGATTATAAAATTCTTTGGTCATCTGATTTTTGTAATCTTTTCTTGAGCCATCTTTAATAATACTGCCTTGAATATTAAAGAACTCATCAGCTAACTGTTTTCCAGAATCACCCTCAATCTTGACTGTAGGCAGCGCCTTATAAGCATCGTCATAAACATTAGAAATAGCGGTATTGGCTTGATCAAATCCCTCAAATCCAATTTTTGTTACAGTGCTATCAATTGGTTCTAACGCATTGTTTAAAGTAGCACGATTAAACCCTTCTATACTTTGCATTCTCGCATCAGTAATTTTCGGACCTAGAAACGGTACAGAGGTTGCAGCATCCTCCACTGTTTTAGGTAAGCCGCCTCTAAACTGCCCTGGCGTCAATGGAACGCCTCGGTTTGTCAAATCTGCAACAGCTTTAGACGGCAGCGCTGGATTTAACAATCCCCTCCCCGCTGCTGTTATTCCTTGACCGAGCAGATTCCCACCTAGAGCGGTAGTTCCGTATAGGAGACTGTTCAATCCTCTAGTCTTAAGATCGTTTTTTTGTTCTGTTGGTTGTGCAAAACCATAGGCCGCCCCGGCTCCAAACACAGCGGGATTTCTTGTTGCCAAAGCTAAAGGCGCTGCACTTGCAATTGTACCGACTGTATCGCCTGTTTTATAACCTGGATACATACTCGGTGTTAAAGCGTATTTTTGTACGCTTTGATTAAATTCTCGCGTATCAGAAGCTCTTGGTAACTTATCTGTATCTAAACCAACAACACCTAACATTTCATTTAATGTCTGACCTAACCCAATTCCTTGGCGCTTAAAAGCATCAGAGAAACCTTGTGCGGCAAAATTAGACTGCTCCATCTCCGGTTCTGGATTTACAACAACAGGCGCGCTGCCTGAAGCGTAAGGAGTATCTATCGCATCTTGCACTTGTGCATTTATATTTGTATTTAAATCAGCCTGACTTTGTTGCGTCATCACTGATTCATAGATGTCAAAACCTGTGTCAGAAAGAGCAGCTAAATCCCCGCGTTCAATCGCATCGAAATCAGCGTCTGTTAAATCACTTAAACTTGCCATTAATTTAACCCTCGCGCAGCGTTCCTTCTTTCTCTTTCTTCTTGAATTAATCGTAGCGACTCGTCCCTATCCACTGGATTATCTGCACCTCTACCGCGTAAATCGCTTGGGTTAACTAAAGCATCAAGCTCACCTTGAAGGAAGTCTTGCAATGACTCTCTAGCATTTGGGTCATAATAACTGATACCGTAATCTTGCTCGAAAGCATCTGTAACTCTTCCCCAAGATTCGGTAATTTGATCTTCTACTCGCTTTAATTGTGCTCGAAATTGATCTTCAGACTGCGCTAAGTCTAAGCTACCTAATGAATCTGTCAGAAGTTTGATTTCGACGTTGGAAACGTTACCTAACGCACCGCCAGTTTTTGACATGTCTCTCATTGCTTGTAATTTATCAAAACCAACATTAGCGCGAATAGCCGATATAGTCTCTTTTAGGTCATAAGCGTCAGTACCTTCAAGGTTTGCTATTCGAGCGCCAGCAAAACCTGTGGTCCAGAAACCAGTTTGATTACGAGCCTGTTCAAACAACCCGTTAAGTAAACCTTGCTGTGCTTCTTTTCCTTCGACTCTTGAAAAAGCATTATTTGCATCGTTCAACGTTGCTGTCAGTTTCTCTATACGATTTTTATCAACCAAAGTTCCCGCCGCAGACTGTCGTCGCAAACGGAGTAATTCTTCTTCTAACTCTCCTTTTGTCAAAATATCAAAATCAATTGTAGCGTTTGCAAACTCGGGGCTTGTATATCGTGCCATCAACCCTTGCGTTTCTCCTTCTACACTTGCACGCGACCTTGCCCCTGCAATCTCACCTTGTGTGTCAACATCTTGACCTAAATTTCCTATTATTTTTGCGCCGTCATGCGCTCCACCTGGACTGTTGTCGAAAAAACCAGACCCGTCAGCCATCGTCAATCCACCCGTCTTAGAAAGTTGTGCCAATCCTAATGAGCCGTCTGGGTAACGAATGTAGATCGGTGTTCCACTTAGATTGCCCCCAGTTCCGGTTTTCATTTCAAATATTGATTGACCGACTGTTTGCCCTGTTTGAGGCGTAAAACCTCCCGCAATGGCTTTTAACTTAGGGTCTTCAATTAAATTTTGTAATCCGCTTTGCATATTCGCAATTGCATTATTAGATCTTATACGATTTAGAAAATCATCTTCATTACCCCTGGTTACATTACGACCAATTCTTCTATCCCTTAGTTGTGCTGATAACAGTCCTCGTTGCTGGCTGGGCGACAAATCCATTCCAGGAACGGTCGGAAGCGTTGCATTTCTAGCGATTAAATCACCAATACCGCCACCTACACGCTCTAAACCCGGCACACCCTTTTCTAGCGCATTACCAATTTTTTCAAATATATTAGTCATATTTTTTACCCAAATAATTTATTAGGATCGCCAAGACCTTTTACATAGTTATATCCATCGCCAATCATACCTGTAACACCGCTTCCCGCACTCCTAGCAGCACCAACCATGCCAGGTAGCATCAAGAGCGCATCTAAATCTCCGCTAAAATTCGTGTCTTCTTTTGTTATCTCTTTTTGATTTTGTGGGCTGACTTGGAACATTTTCAAAAGATTATTAATCATCTGATCGTCGTAAGCGTAACCTTGCAAATACTGATTAAAGTCAAAATCAAGTTCTCTTTGAGATCGTGCAGCATCTCTTTCACCTAAATCGGCAAAATCACCAACGTAATCACGATAAGCATCAGTGCCTTGACCAAATGCTTGCAACAAATTATCTCCAGCCGCTAATTGATTTAATGCTGTCTGACTTTGTGCTAATCGATCTTGCTGCTGATTGTTAGCTGCAAGTTGTGCCGCAATACTCATGCCATCTCGAACCGTTGTCGCATCGGCTGCTTGATTCCTTATATCTGCATCCATCGCTCTGTCTGCGTCCTGACCATACAAAGCAGCGGCCTGATCAAATCCACGAGAACGTAAATCAGCAGCTACACGAGCACTTGCGTCTAATGCGGCGCGGTTAGTTTCTGCGTTTACGAGAGCCGCCCTGTCCCCACCATAAGCACCAGCCAATGTCGCCGCGCTATTATTTTGAAGATTTTGCATTTGTCGAGCACGTTCGATATCACCGAGCGCAGTATCAACTACTTGTCGATTGTATGGATTTATATACTGATCAAGGTTGCTACCCGCAAACTGTCCAGCAACTAAATCTTGGATATTTTGACGACCGCCAGTTGTTAAGGTATTGGCAGAACTCCCAACGTTAGTCGCAGTCGGGTTAGTTAAATTAATATTAGAAATACCTGTCGCATAATTTTTTGCAGCATCGAAAATATCTTTACCGGGTATATTCTGATAATTATTACGAACCAATGCACCCAGATCCGTTTGATCTTGATTGAGCGGTGCAAATCGAGGATCAGTATATGGGGTATAACTTTGATTCAATCGATTTAAAAGTGAAGAGTTTGCATTTTCACTACCAAGAAGACTTTGTGCGCGCCCTCTTAATTGCTGATCTGCCTCTCTTTCAACTTCTGTTTCTTGGTTAAACATTCCGTCGAGAAAACCCATGCCGCCTCCGGTTGTTGATTGTTCTGTCGGTATTTCTGGTATTTCTGGTATTTCTGGTATTTCTGGTATTTCTGGTATTACAAGATCATCAGGAGGGATAACAGGGTCATCAAGAGAACCACCCCCAGGATCAACTCCAGGTCCATTACCAGGTCCATTGCCAGGTCCATTGCCAGGTCCATTTGCAGGTCCATTCTCAGGTCCATCATTAAGTCCATCACCAGCGCCGGGATCACCGCTACCCGGTAAACCAGTGCCAGGGACTTGCCCATCCGCATCAAATGCACCGCGTGGTCCACCCATCGGACTGCGTGAAAGAATATCTACAGCGTCTTGATTGTCTGGCATTGTTCTTAATATTTGGAAAAGAACATCAAGCGGAAAGCCGTTCCCATCACCGTCAGAATCATAATTATCTGCGATCTGCTCTGCTGTTAACTCTCTATCGTTTGCTCCACGCAAAATAACATCACGAGCGCCATCGGTGTCATCACCATATAAATCACCAATTTGATTAACGACCTCAGTCGGTGTAGCACCACTGTCGTAAATGGTTTGTGTTTGTTGATCTAACGTTGGAAGAGTTGCCTGAGTTGGGGCAGTTGGCAATGTACCCGCAACAGGTCTTGTGTTGTTGTTACTAGCATCGCTAAAGATATTCCCTGCCACCGTTCCCATCGCAGAATCAGAGAACGGTTTAAACTGTCCGTAACTTCCAATTTGATCAGCAATATCATTTGCACCGAGCTCACCCGCTCGATTCATTAAATCTACAAATAACTCTTCACGCCCCTCGGGCTCACCGTTTTGATCGGCCAGTAAAGTGTTTAAGTTTTGCTGTATATCGTATGTATTATCCACATAGGGTTCAGGATCCCCGCCAAATATATCGCCGAGCTTTTTGCCAACGTTATAAATTGAGGACGCTACCCCTATCGGACCCCCAAAATTAAATAGCCCTTTTGATGCTGTTTCAAACAAAGACATTAAATTGCCGCCGTTGAGAGAGTCCCAGAGTTATCAATACTTATTGAGTATCGAGTACCATTGGGGCTTGTTAATATTATATTGGCAGTACCAACCTCAATGTCCTGATCTCGTTTATGATTTGCTCTGTCGGCTTGCTCAAGCGAAAAATTATCACTGGCACGCTGGTTAGGATCATACGTTGGAAGAGGTCTGGATAACTTCATCGTCCCGCTCCAGGGTCAACGTTTAAACGGATATTTCCATATCGCCAATCCGTTAGTGTGTTTCCGGTAATGCGGAGTCGTACCTGGCGTGCAGTTAAACGAATCGAGGTAGGGTTAGCCATAGAAAATGGGCCAGTAGATGTCTCTGTCGCTGTGGGGTAGTTTGCCGTTTTAAATGTGACTGTGGTGCTGCCCAACGTCTTCTCATCAGGTATCAATTCTTTGACGTTCATAAAGCGATCACCGTCGCCGATTTCTAGCGCACCGCTCTCCGCGAAAGGCGTGTCTGAGGAGTAATTAAAGCCTGTCTCGTGCTCGTAAATATATCGGTCTGAACTGGCCCAAATAGGGTTTTGAAAGCTACCAGCGTCCACTCCCGAGGTTCTAGCTAATGAACCTACCGTCCACGTTCCATTCTCAAAGTTATAAGCAACATAACTATCTATTTCTAAGCTCGAGCTCGAAGGATAGAACCACCAAATCTCGTTGTACTGACCATTAACAACAGCCCACACTTTAGATCGTTGGACTTCATTCATGTTCGTGAAAACGTAGTCACTGACTTCTGAAGCAATAGGAACTGTATATCCACCGTCATATCTAAAGAATGATTTCTCACCCATCCAGAAAGCGGCTGTACCTGTCACAGCAACGGCTTTAGCGGCAATTATTCCGCAGTTGGACCCTACCCTTTCGGGTGTGTAATAGAACGGTGAGCCGACGTATGAGAGCGCGTGTGCGTCACTGTCTGTGATGACTAATACTTGACCTCGCACCACGATCCCTGCGCGAATCTGACCGTCTGACGCAAGCTCAATTGACCCGGCCGAGTTAGTCGCTGCTGGTGTCCAAACGGTTTCTGCCTCTTGCGAGCTCCACTGGACTTTACGAGTCGTACCGCCAGCACCTAAACACATCACATGGCGCTCATCGGTTACGAGAACTGCTTGATTGTTCACCGGAGCATTGGTTAATTGTGCAGCCACAACATTAACGTCGTTTTGCCAATAATAAATCTTGCCGTCAGTGGTATTACTAGCAACCGTATTCGCACCAAAATTATCAATGGTCCATGTCGTACAAGGATCGTAAGTTTGGTTATCGGGTCTGGGCGTGCCGTAGGTTGATTCGCCATAAAATTGACTGCCGTAGCCAACCTGAGACGTAGCGTCTGTTTGCCCTGCCGTAATCCCTGCCGGGGTGATGTCGGTTTGAGATTTCCCCTCGGCATAGACATATAAATTAGAGGTTGTGCCTACTATGACTCTGCGATTATTTCCATTGTCGTAATAAGCGTGCATTCCTCTCGATATGTCTGAGAACTGACTGCTCGACATTGTTTGCCAGCCGCCAATCGGTCTTAAAGAATTTTCAAACCAGCGTACCAGGTTAGCGTCATGCCAACGTCCAGAGGCTTGGTAGATTGTTCCGTTTTTATATAACCCTGGTGGTATATCAAGCGTGACTAATGCCATATTAAATTCTCAGTATAAAAATAATCATCAGAAATAAAATGATAAGCAGCCCACCGAGCACGGAAAAGGCAATTAAATAATCTTGGATTTTTTTCTGCTTTGCCTTTTTTTTTGAAGCAGCTAATTTTTTAGCCTGTAGTTTTTTTTCTTGTGCAGCGGATTTTAGGTCTCGATCACGCTGGATCTTTTTAGCCTTGAGCTTAATCTCGGCCCATTTGGGTGATTTACCTTGCCGGGAGTAGTGAGCGCCGATACGCGCCATCATTTTTTCAATCCGCTCTTCTTGATCAGAAACCGAGATCGCTTCTTCTAACGCAGATCCAAAAAACAAATCATCGTTGCCGTTTTTTTTAGCCTCATTTATTTTTTTTTCTACTACTTCTTTCGATTTAAAAAAGCCCCGGATTTCGGCGCTCATTTGATCGACTTCTTTTTTCTTTTCGATACCTTTGTGCACGAGTGTAAAAGCCGTATCAAGCGCTTTTATAGCGATAGCAATTTCTGCGATCATAAATCACCTCGTGTTTATTTTGGGTATACGAACTCCTGGCTAATTAGCATCCAAAGGATCTTTTTTTAACGTTGGGGAGAATAAGTTTTAAGGGGCTGTAGGCCAATCATCGTCAGCCAGATTAGGAAAGTCTGAGTGAGTAGTAATATCCCTCAAGGCTTGTCTATAGCTAGTCATTGCGTCAGTCATAGTGACATCGGACATA